CGTTAACAGGCTTCTGGCCAAAGGAGATTGAGTTCACTATGCGAGACCTGAACACAGTCACCTATGTGCTTGAGCAGATGCACCGTAAGAAGTAACCATGCCTGTCTCTCACAGCGTCGAAGTAGTCGGTCTTAAAGAAACGATTAACGCCTTACGCAAGATCGACCCACAGCTGCAGAAAGACTTTAAGGATGACGCGACGGCGATCGCACAGCCAGCCATTAACGCTGCCAAGGCTGCATACAGCCAGTTTCCATTGTCAGGCATGGCGCGCAAGTGGTCTGATCGAGGCCGCAAGATATTCCCGTTTACTATCTCGGGCGCACAGTCAGGCGTAAAGATGCGCTTTGACACTCGCCGCAACGCTGTAGGCGTGATCCTTATTGAGCAAAAGAACCCAGCGACGGCAGTGTTTGAGGGTGCAGGCCGTAAAGACACAAACCGTTTAGGCACATCACTTGACTCGGTGAGCTCTGAGCGTGGCTTTGCGATGGCGATGCCGGGTAGAACTCGACTGATCGGCCCAGCGGTCTATAAAGCGCGGCGCGGTATTGAGGCCGAAATGGAAAAGATGGTGCTCAAAACCATTAACGAAATACAAAAGGACTTGAACTAATGGCACTGTCAATCCCAATCATTAGCGAGTTCCAAGGCGGTGGCGTTGACAAAGCCATTAAACAGTTTCAGCAGCTCGACGGCGTAGGCGCAAAGACAGGCTTCGCACTAAAAAAGGCTTTTCTGCCTGCCACTGCTGCGCTCGGTGCACTGACCGCTGGCATCGGTCTAGCCACAAAAGCAGCGATGGAAGACGAGGCTGCACAGCTCGAGTTGGCTCGCCAATTACGCACCACGACACAAGCCACAGATGCCCAGATCAAGGCGGTAGAGCAGTCCATTAGCGCGTTCAGTAAGCAGACCGCTATGGCTGACGACCAGCTGCGCCCAGCCTTGGCAAACCTTGTGCGTGCCACAGGCTCGCTTGAGTTGTCTCAAAAGGCAATGTCGGTCACCGCTGACCTTGCTACTGCCAAAAACATTGACATGGAGACTGCCAGCGTCGCAGTGTCTAAAGCTCTTGCAGGCCAGACGACTGCGCTTATCAAATTAGACCCATCGCTTAAGGGCGTAATTGACTCGTCCTCGAGCGCCGATGAAATTATGCAGGCGCTTAACAATTCGGTGGGCGGTGCTGCTGAGACCTTTGCCAATAGTGCTGAAGGCGGTCTAAAGAACTTCGGCATCCAAATGGACGAATTAAAGGAGAGCATCGGCGCGGCGTTTATTCCCGTTATGGAGAAACTGCTGCCCTATGTGCTGGACTTTACGACATTCCTACAAGAAAACACCAAGGCGCTGCTGATTGTTGTCGGCGCTATTGCAGCAATGACGGCAGCCATCGTGGCAGCCAATGTCGCCATGAAGGCATACAACGCATTCCAGTTAGTTGTTACCGCTGGCAACGCTGTGCTGGCAGGCTCGTTCACCACGGTCTCGGCATCGGCTGGCATTTTGACTAAAGGCTTAGGCCTAGTCATTCTTACCCTTGGCCTGCTTTACGAGGTGTATCGCGAAGGCCCAAGGGCTGTCGCAGAGTTTATGCTGCCGTTTAAGCAGTTTGCTGTCGGCGTATATAACTCGGTCAAGGTAGTTGCCAACGGTGTAAACCAAATTATTAACGCTGCGATTATCGGACTGAACCAACTAATTAAGGCGCTTAATGTGATACCGGGTGTCAGCATTGATTTGATCCCGCTAGTCCCAATGCTTGACTACACAGCACTGCCAGAACTAGACACCCCAGCTGCTCGAGGCTCGGGCTTTGCGCGTGAAGGCGGCACAGGGTCAATCGGCAGCAGCCCGTTGGCAATGATCGAGTCAGCCCTAGTAGCACCAGCCCCAGCAGCTGGTGGCGGTGGTGGCGGTAAGTCATCAAGCGTCCTAGACCTCAGCAAAAACTATGCAGGCAACATGGGCGGCAACTACGGCATCACAGGCAACGCCGCAGACTTCTCTAGCCTGTTTGATCAGTTCATGGTTGAGCGCGGCACACCGATCACAGTGAATGTCAACGGCGGTCTAGCCACATCAGCAGACATCGGGCGTGCTGTAGTGAACAGCATTAAAGCCATGAACCGAGTGGACGGCCCAGCACAAATACAGGTCGCCTAATGGCTGCCACGATCGTCCAGTCGGGGTCTTACGATCTCAATATCGCTACAGGCTTCCTCGTTGACGCTTTTACGCTTGACGACTCAGTAAAGGGCGTGCTCAACAATACCGAGTATGTGCTGGACGGTACGACAGATTTTGCTTCCGTGATCGACGGCGCTACAGGCATCAGCGTGTTCCGTGGACGCAGAGACATTGGCGACCAGTTCACTGCTGGAACGATGAGCTTTGATCTCAACGACACATTTACGGGCGGCATCTTTAACCCGTTTGATACACAGTCACCGTATTACGACACCGCTCAGGCTGTGCCGGGTCTAGCGCCTATGCGCAAAGTCGTGCTCACCCGTGAAGGCGAAGAACTGTTTAACGGCTACATCGTGGACTATTCGTATAACTTTAATTTGGGCGGCCTCGATACAGTCAGTGTGTCCTGCGCTGATGACTTTTATCTGCTCAGCCAGACCTACCTAAACGAGTTCAATGTGACCGAGCAACTTGCCAGCGCTCGACTAATCGCTCTACTCGCTCTGCCCGAGGTCAATGCTTTCCAGCTGCCGGGTGAGCAGAACATTGAAACATCGACGATCACCCTTGGCGGCGCAGCTGCCTACACCGTCCCGAACGGCACATCGGTTGCCGCGTACACAGCCAAGATAAACGAGTCGGTACAGGGTCGCATCTTCATTGCCCGTGACGGCGTATTTACATTCCAAGATCGCATCGGTAACACGCTTTCAGCATCAGCGGCAGACTTTCATGATGACGGCACAGCGATCCCTTACGACAATGTGGGCATCTCGTTTGAAAGTAATCAGGTCGTCAACCGCGCTTCGGTCACCCATGCTGGCGCATCGACCCCAGAGATCGCCGAGGACTTGACATCGCAGGCGACCTACTTCATTCAGACCACAGCAATCACCGGCGCGCTAGTTCACAACGACACAGCAGCTCTTGACCTTGCCAACTACCTGCTCGTAGGTCAGCCAGAGGCGCGTTACACCAATGTGTCCACCCTGTTTGCGTCCCTGACCGATGCCCAGCGCGACACTGTGGCAGTCCTCGAGATCGGCAACACTGTCACCATAGAAAAGTCGTTCACCAGCGGCAACACGATCACCTCACTGGCGCAAGAACTAGCCATTGAGGGCATCCAGCACGAGATCGACCTGTCAACAGGCCACAGGATCACCCTGTTTACCTCACCCACAACGCTTGTTTATGAGCTGATCTTGAACGACAGCGTATATGGCACAATCGACACAGAAAATGTCTTAGGATAAGGAGCACATATGGCTACACCAACCAATTTGCCAGCGGCGTTTACGGCGGGCCAAGTTCTGACGGCCGCACAATTAAATGACTTGCGCGGCGCGTTTAGAGTTTTGCAAGTAAAAAGCACTACCAAAACAGACACATACACAGACAGCAGCGCGTCAGGAACACTAACCAGTGTTACAGGTTTATCTGTTGCAATCACGCCCCAATCGGCTACATCAAAAATACTTGTGTATGCCACTTTTAACTACGGCGCAAACGGTGGCAACCGCGCAATTTTTGCATTTACAGGCGGCAACACAGCCACGGCCTACATTGGCGATGCGGCAGGCAGCAGAAGGCGCGTAGCAACAGGCGCCCAATCCATTGACGCAAACGATGTAGTTCCAGTCACAATGCTTTACCTTGATAGCCCTGCAACGACTAGCGCAATTACATACGCTGTACAAGCCGCCGACATTGCTGGCGGAACTCTTTACATAAACAGGTCAAGCACCGACACAAACGGCACCAATTTTGCGCGCTATGCCTCAACTATTGTTGCTTGCGAAATAAGCGCCTAAAGGTTGCTATGCGATGGCGTTACCTACTTGGCTGCACAATTCTTGTAGCAGTAGTGGCTTGGGGCTGTAGTGGATGCAGCACAACACGACACA